ACCGGATATGTGCAAAATGGCATATATACGCCAAATGAGGCAAGATTATTTATGAATAAGCCTAGAATGGAGGGCGGCGATGAATTGATTTGTAACGGTAATTACATCAGAGTATCGCAGATTGGCAAAGATCAAGAGGAAGGAGGGAATGAAAATGGCGAAAATCCTAAAATTACAAAAGAAAGACAAAAACAACCGTTATAGGGAAGTAGGCAGCATTGAAATACTAAACGAAACGAAAACAGCGGCGGATCTATGCTTTTTCGGAGACATCAACAGCGAAAGTTTAGGAGAATGGCAAAAATACTACCCAGAAGATAAAGCACCCAAAGATGTGCAGGACTTTTTGGATCAGCTTGAAGGCGTTTCGAAAATCAACGTGCATATCAACAGCGGTGGCGGTTCGGTATTTGGCGGCATCGCAATTTATAATATACTAAAACGGTATGATGCAGAAATAACCGTATATGTCGAAGGGTTGGCGGCGAGCATTGCAAGCGTTATAGCAATGGTAGGCGATAAAATTATTATACCTGCAAATGCGCAAATGATGATCCATAAGCCTAGCAGCATTGCATGGGGAAATGCTGACGATATGCGTAAGGAGGCGGACATTTTAGACGGCTGCCAAAAGGTTATTCTAAATACTTATATGCAGCACGCCAAAGAGGGCGTAACGCCGGAGCAAATAAACGCACTAATTAATGCGGAAACATGGAAAAATGGCGAGGAATGGCAGGAATATTTCGATATTGAAGTATCAGAAAAGAACAATGCCGCCGCCGCAGCAAGTGACTATTTTGAAAGGTACAACAACCTGCCGGAAAAGCTGAAAGTAAAAACGGATCCGCAGGGAATTGATATTGACAGCATCGCCGAGGCAGCAGCAACGCGAGTAGTGGCAAAATTAAAAGAAAACGAAACATCGGTAAAAGCCAAGGAAAAGCAAAAAGAAATAGCAGCTATTTTAGAGGATTTAGATTTAATCTAAGTCCTTTTATTATGAAAAGGAGGTTCACAATGAACGAAGAATTAAAAAAGCTTTTAGACAGCATTAAGGCAAAGAAACAGGAAGTAAAGGATCTTTGTAAGGCAGGCAAAATTGAAGATGCGGGTAAGGCAAAGGACGAATTGAAAGAAATGCAGGCAAAGTTTGATTTGCTCTATGATTTGGAGCAGGACAAATTGGACGATGTGCAGCAGGCAGCGGAAAACGGAAAAGCAAAAAAAGTAGTGGATCAGACAAAGAAGATAGCAGGAGCGTTTGTAAACGCAATCAAGGCAGCAGTTGGCAAAGGTGTGTTATCAGATGACGACAAAGAGATCCTTAATTCCATGAATGAGGGAGCAGATGAGGACGGCGGCTTAACAGTACCAAAAGACATTAGAACAGCCGTTAAAGAGTTGAGGAGATCGGGAGACGCATTGGAAACACTTGTAAATGTTGAGCGCGTGAGTACATTAAGTGGCAGCAGGGTGGTTGAAAGATACGCCGATCAGACACCGTTTGATAACGTGGACGAGGCGGCAGAGTTCCCGGAGATTTCTACACCGCAGTTTGAAAAGATAGAGTACAAGGTTAAGAAAAAAGGCGGTATCTTAAAGGTAACGCAGGAACTTTTAAGTGACACAGCCGAGAACATCATCGGGTACCTGAAAAAGTGGATTGCAAAGAAATCAAAGGCGACAAGAAACTTTATGATTGTGGCGAAGATCCGCGAGATTACCAAAGATGCAGAAGTAACAGTAGAGGGATTGGACGATCTGAAAAAGGTATTCAACGTTTTACTTGATCCAGCGATTGCATTAACCGCAGGCGTGGTTACTAACCAAGACGGATATAATTGGCTTGACACCTTAAAAGACAAGGACGGCAGATATATTTTACAGCCAGACCCGACAAAACCTACAAGCGTGCTGCTATTTGGTAAATATCCGGTAAATAAAGTGAGCAATAAGACAATGCCAAGCGTGGCAACGGAAGGCGGCTATAAAGTGCCTATCGTGTGCGGGGATTTAAAAGAGGCGATCACCATTTTCGATCGAGAGACATTAACGATTGATATATCAAGCAGCGCAGGCGATTTATGGAATAAGGATCAGACAGGTATTAAGGTGCGCGAGCGTTTGGATATTCAGAGCGTGGACGAGGAGGCAATCATCATGGCAGAACACATTATTGCATCAGATGACGGCATAAGCGCAGCAAGCCTTGATGATGACGAAGTAAAGACATATACGCAGGAAGAATTAGAGGCAATGACAAAAGCTCAAATTTTGGAAGTAGCTACCCAATTAGGGTACAATATGACAACAACGGAAAGCAACACAAAAGCTGAAATCGTTTCAGATTTTTTAGCGCAGCAGACGGCGTAACATACAATGCGGCAGGGTAGCACCTGCCGCATATTAAGGCAGGTGTAAATATGATTATCACATTACAAGAGGTTAAAGAGTATGCAAGAATTGATATTGACGATGACGATCAGTTATTGCAGAATACACTTATACCGGCAGCAGTTGAATATTTAAAGAACGCAACTGGTAAGGATTACCCGCTAACCGATGAGGAAGGGAACGCAATTAACTACACGCTAGAAAAGATTTATCTGCAATTACTTATAGCCTATTGGTATGAGCATCGTGCACCAGTCGGAAAAGTTGGGGAAGATTTCACATATTCGACAAAATCAATTATGCTGCAATTACAAAGTAAGTAGGTGGCGATATGGATATAGGGCGAACCAATAAAAGAGTTACATTTTGCAGATATGAAGAGAAAGAAAATGATATACTGCAAAACGAGCAGGCGTTGATTGAGGTTAAAACCGTATGGGCGAGCGTGGAGCCGACAAGGGGGAGGGAATACCAAGAGGCGCAGCGCATAAGACCTGAATTAACATATAAAATCACAACACGATACCACAAGGAAATAACGCCGGATATGTTTATAAAGTTCAAAAATCGGTATTTTAGCATAGTTTCGATAATCAATGTACGAGAAAGAAACGAGATGTTAGAAATTGTTTGCACAGAAAGGCTAGAAAAATAGCGTTAAATGCGAATGACAAACAGCACAAGGAGAGGTATAATAAACCAAAAAAAGAATGGGGGTATTTCTTATGAGTGAGTTTATTATTACATTGCTTTTTGGGTGGTTAGGCGTTCACAAATTCATACAAAAGAAATATGTTTGGGGCGTTGTATATCTATGCACTTTCGGATTATGCGGCGTGGGTTGGTGTATTGACACGATTACAGCATTTACCAAGCTATTAAAAAGCAAACAAGTAGAGCAGGAAAATGGAAATAGTGTAAACGCTTGTTCGGGGGGGGGGTACAACCTATACACCTACACAAAAACAGCTTGTTAAAAGTTTTAATACCGTAATAGTTGGAACGTTTGCAAAGTGTGATTTAGATCCAAGCGAAAAACGAGAAGATGTAATATACCGCGTTAAAAAAAATGCGAAATTAGACCTTGAATTTTGGAGGTATAAAGGAGAACCGGCATACTACGTATGTTATTATGGCATAGATTTAGGAAATGTGAGGGCAGGATTAGCCAAAATATTATATGAGGAATACAACGATTGCACTTTTGAAGTTACGGCAATAGAAAAAACTTTAGATGAGCGAAATGATTGTATGACATACAACATTAGAATTGATATATACAAATAATTTTGTAGAGGCTGTAAAAACAGCCTCTTTTTTTGGGGGGTGTGGCAAATGGCTGAAAGTATGAACTTTGAAATAGACGGTTTGGAAGAATTGGAAAAAGATTTAACAACGGCAATCAGAACCGCACCGGAAAAAGCAAAGGAAACATTAAAAAATATTAGTAAAGATTTTAAAAAATCAGCTAAGCAAAGGGCTAATTCAGTTTTAAAACCGCACGAAAGAGAAGGCAGCGAAAAAAATAAGGCTATCGAAAGAAAGTGGGGATCAAAGGTAATTGAGGAAGGTGTAGGCGCAACCGCCTTAGTGTGGAATAGCGCAAGGCATTTTCACTTAATAGAATATGGTCACAACCTTGTAAGAGGTGACAGAAACGTTGGTTTTGTTCCGGGCAAGCACATTATGGAGCAAACACGAAATGAATATGAAAGCATCGTCCCGGAGCGTTTCGAGGAAATGATAGACGATATTTTAAAAAGGAGTGATTTAGATTAAATTCGTTGAGATTAAAAAGGCAATCAACAAATTGTTAAGTGGTAGATACCCGCCCGATAAGTATAAGATATACGGAAAAGAAATCAAAGAAGGATATGCAGCACCATGTTTTTTTACAGAGATTTTGGATAAGGGCAGCAGCGCAGAAACAAAAAATTTTGCCGAAGGAGGCTTTACA